GTTCAGACATAGGGAAAGTCCGAACCCTCGACAAATCTTTCTGATATTGTCGAGGGTATGCTTCCAAGTGATGAGCTACTTATACCCTAATTCTTTACAGCTTTCTTCAAAAACCTCTTTAGGTAGGATATTTAGATCTACAATAGTGTTGCTGTTCTTGGTTAACACGTCATTGTAAGGAATTTGTACCCATCTGTAACCTGTATACCCACCATATGAGTTAGTCGCATTTAGTTTGAAACAATATGTATTGCTACCTTCAACGTGATCTGGGAATTTGTATTTAGCTGCATCCGGGGCCAGTAATTGTTTTTCTATAATATTTTTAATGTAATCTTGCTGAACGGGCGTTAAAGGTTTGGCTACTGTATTTCCTATATAGAATGCCAAGAGTGCCATAGAAAAAAATTGAATTTTTTTAGACTTCATCTTTTTAACCGTCTTTGACAATGAGAGTTTATGAGCGTTTGTTGAGCAGATCTACAATCAGCTTTTGAGGTGTATTTTCCTCTTTTGTCTTAGGTAATCCATTCTGAGGTAGCGTCGATAGTCTGTTCTTATCTCCTCTAGGTAACTCAAGCCTTTTCTTGATCTGCACAATAAGTTCCCATAGACTGTCTTCGTTCTCAACCTTTATAGAGTAGCCTACGCCACAATATGAATCACTTTTTAAGCGATTGTGAATTTTGAACGTATTGAAGTTTGAGCTTAACTGAATATATCCTGGGGTAATACCATCTATACTTTCGATCACAGGAAGTATTTCTTTTATCTGGAAAGGGAAAATGACCAATGAATAATCATCTCGTCTTTCCTCATTGTCTGGTGAAATTAAATAAATGTAGTAAGGGTTGTTTTTTGAATAAGATTCTCGTAATGCTGAACTCTTTCCGAAGTAGAAACCTTTAGCGTGAATTTTATCTTTCGTTTCTTTCCCCCGTTGTATCTGAATGTTATTTTCGCTAAGTGTCCCATTTGATACATATGAAGCTTTATCCAATATCGTGTGAAGTTGTGTATTTGAAAGAGCCATTAGCTATCCCTTCGACCAAACTCAGCGATGAAGCCTACAAATATCATTCAGCCAATCAAGAATTTTTTTCAGCCGGAGGTGTGCACTTCAAAAAATGTGATGAATGTCACATGCAGGTGCTCTCATACACCTGCATGTAGACTATTAATCATTCAATAATCTATATTTTCTTTTGATTAAATCTTCACCTTTTTTGGTGAACACAAAACCAAATTGCGATTTTTTGTTCAGCCTAAGGACTCTGTTATCCAACGCATCGGTTGATGGAATCAATGTTTGATCATCTATCCAATTTAGTAGCGTAAGAAAGTTCAGCAGCCTCAACGTTGTTGTGCGAAGCTCTTTCGATATATTTTCAATGCTGGCAATTCGTCTTTCTTTTTTCTCAGGTAGTACAGATAATTGTTCTTGAGGTTTCGTGGATAGATAATCAATTTCGTTTGCAGCATCGAATGATATGTGTGGCGTTATTTTGCTAAAAAAGCCTTTCGCTGACTCACTTGATAATAAACCAGACCTATTCATATCGTTTGTTATTCTGTACAGGAGTGGACTGTGTTTCATTTCAGGATAACGTTGATAAAAGTTAAGCAATTCAAAAGCAGCATTAACGCCAACAAGAAAATCAGAAGGATCGCTGACTTTCCAGAAAGAATGATTTTTCTTAGCGCCAGTGGTGTCAACAAATGATAATTCTTTTAACCAACTCATGATGTGCTCCTTTCTAACAAGTGAGCACATCATAGAATTAGTAGATAGGGGGTAAATATGAAATGTTACGGCAACCTGCTCAGTATTTCCTCTAGATCTTTTTTTGTCATATTGGAGTTTTCATAGATGCGCATGATTTTCTCACGCGTCTTAGCGGAAACCCCAACGGCAGATGTGACTTTGTCAAATTCAGCCATAGTCATCGTCTCCAGAATGGCATTGATAACTTCAGCCTTAGACATCTTGATTTTTTTCTCTTTGAGTTTTATTTGGAATTTTCCAAGTTTTTCATTGGCCTTATCAGACAATGCCACTTGGCAATAAGTTGTTTTCTTTTCGCTCATAACTAATCTCGTTTCAGAACTCCAAAATCGAATGCGCCATCAATAGGCAATACACCTTCCGCAAAGCCAGGTGTGGTGTCGATGATGTGTTTTCGCTCATAAGAGTGAGACAACAGGTATTTGTTGCTAATGTCAATGAAATCAGTGATAAAACACACGTTTGCCTGATTCTTCTTGGCTCGTAAGCCACGACCGACACGCTGCCTCATTTCAACTTCTGCTTTCCCACCACCAGCCAGAATGACCGCACCAACGCTTGGCACATCAACACCGACATCCAGAATAGTCGAGCCTATTAAAACATCTATTTCGCCAGACGCTAAACTGTTCAGCTTTGCTTGCCTTGTCGCCTGGTTCGATTCCCCATAGATGAAGTCAACTCTAAGGCCGGACTCTTTCATCATTTCCATCAGGATTTGCCCGTGGCGTTTAAGACGAACCAGAGTCATACAATTGAGAGAATGTTGCTTATAGAGCAATGCTTCGCGAACAATGGCCTCATTACGTCCCAAATTATACACGATCCCCAACTGATAAGCCTTTTGGTAGGCGGTGCTCATACCAACTCTAAAATTGAGGTGTTTGTTGGCAAGTTCGGCCTTGATTCTGGCCTCGTCTGGCTTGTAGGCAACTTTATGATAAAGGAAGTACGGCTTTGCCAGAATGCCTCGATCAATCAGATACTTTTCTGTGACTTTAATTTCAATTCGCCCGGCCACCGCCATCAGGCGCATGTTGGCTTCCGTCGAATCCTTCATGAACGGCGTGGCTGTAAGCGCCAGACGATAGTCTGCGTTCACACATAATCTGGCGATGTCATAGAAATTTGAGCCTGAAGACTCATGCGCCTCTTCCAGAATAAGAAGAGAGACACTTGAAAGGAAGCGTTTCACCAACTCCCGACGTTTGAGGTGGTAGCTTTTCTTATCTGGTGTTGCATCGCGTGGTGGTTCTTCGAGGAAACTTGCAAGAGTTTGAACTGTAGCGACGTTGATATGTCGTGATACCTGGAACTCACCCGAGCCAATGACTCCAACCTTTTGGTCTTTTAACCACGGTTCGCCATTTTTGGCGCGGTAGTCGATGGATCTCTGGAAGTTTTCGGCCATTTGAAACATCAGAACAGAGCGGGTTGTTAAAAATAATGTCATTCGACCGATACGTGCAGCTGCTTTGCAGGCAACGTTAGATTTCCCGCCACCAGTAGCGATCTGCGCAATCATCATTCCCTCTCGAACCAGTGTTTCCACAGTCTGATCCTGATACGCATAATCAGGATTGTATGGGAATGGGTTAACCGCCGGATTTGGTTTACCAAGCGCCGGGGCTTTGTCTTTGCGGATATGAACACATTTGATGCCCGCCTTGTTCAAATTAGCCGCCACGGGCTTGGCAAAGCCAGCAGGGAACGAGTTTTTGCTCCAGTTGAACATTGTGCTTGTGCCCTTCCAGTCGCCAGCCTCGACTTCGTAGCTCAACATTTGCTGCACCAGTTGCTTTACCTTGTCATCTGCGCCAGAAATAAGCGCATTTACTGCGTTAGATACAATCCGAACAGTCATAAACCTCTTTCCTTAGTGCCTTTTGTATGTTATTTGGCTATTATGATAAGTAAGTGATTACTTAGTGGATTGTAGCAATAAAATGGACGTAAAAATCACGATTTTGCAGGTTGATGTTGCCAACCTTCGCCCGAATACCTGGAACACCAATTCGGTTGGTGCGCAGAATTTCGAAAAACTGAAAGGTTCTATCGAAAAATTGGGCTTTTTTAAGCCAATTTTGGCTCGTGAGCTTGAAGATGGATTTTTTGAAATCCTCGGCGGCGAACATCGCTGGCGTGCTGCTATTGAGCAAGGAATTTCAACGGTTCCTGTGCTTTCTGTGGGCAAAATTAGCGATGTCGTGGCAAAACAGATGTCACTGGTGGACAACGAGCGATACGGTGAAGACGACCAAATCGCATTGCAACGCTTCATTGAAGAAATTCAGTCAGAACTTGACTATCAACTGTCTGAAATCGCCCCGTATGACGACGAAATCTCGATGGTTTTAGCAAAAGAGGCGGCAATTGACCTTGAAGCACTGGAGGCGTTGTCTCGTGGTAGTGATGAGCCTGTCGATACCGACAAACGAGAGAAAACCGAACGTGTCGGTGCGGAACATCAGACCATGCGCTTCAAAGTAACCTTCGATGCGTCAGATCGCGTTGCAGAAACCATAAAAAACATCATCAAAGACCAGGCAATTAATACTGGCAATGAAATGGAAAACGCTGGTGAGGCTCTGGTGTGGCTGGTCGACTACTACAAGGAGCGTATGTAATGACCAAAAAGTTTGAAATCGTATATCGCGACCCGGCAGATCTTATTCCCTATGAGATGAATGCCAAAAAGCATGATGAACAGCAGATCAGAGATCTGGCCGCAGCCATTAAAAAGCGCGGATTTGACCAGCCAATTACGGTCGATAAGAACGACGTAATTATTACTGGCCACGGCCGCCGTGAGGCTGCAATTTTTGCTGGACTTGAGCGTGTACCGGTTATTGTTCGCGATGATCTCAGTGATGACGAGGTTCGTGCGAAGCGCCTTGAAGATAACCGACTTGCCAGCATTGATTACGATGCAATTAAGCTACAGAAAGAGCTTGAGTCGCTTGTTCTGGACGATATCGAGGTTTTCGGCTTTGAAGAGCGTGAGTTGAATGTTCTCGTTGGCAGTATGACAGAAGAAATGGACACCGACTCGCTAGTTATCGATCTTGGCGAAGAAACTAAACGACAGAAGGATGAACACACCGAGATCAGTCGTGAAGTTGCAGCGGAAGAAGTACGTGTTGTCGACGTATTGGGCTTTAAAACTCTCCCTGCTGGCTCTGCCATTGTTGTTGGTGATTTGCTTGCCCATATGGAAGAAATGACGGGAGAAAGCGGGGTAGACGCATTTGTGGCATATGCGGAGAAGATCTCTTCCGGGGAGATGGCTGCATGAGCAAATACAACATCAACGTATCGTTTCAGACACACGTAAATAAAACCACGCGCACGTTGGAAATCGCTGAGTCGTTCGGGCTTGGCCTGGACGAAAAAGAGTGGACGCTTTACGACAATCTGGAGCTGGAAGTGAAGCAGGGCGATGTGGTGTACATCACCGGCCAATCCGGTTCCGGCAAATCCGTTGTGCTGCGCGAGTTGCAACGACAGATGAAGGATGAAGGGCTGTCTGTAGCCTCCATCGATGATTTTACCTTCGATAATGAGGTTAACGTCATCGATCAGTTGGGCAAAACGACCAGCGATGCGCTTGGGTTGTTATCTATGGCTGGTCTGAACGATGCATATCTGTTTGTTCGCAAGCCTTCTGAAATGTCAGACGGCCAGAAATATCGTCTCAAGATTGCCAAACTGATTGAGTCAGGCGCTAAAGTGTGGGCTGCTGACGAGTTCGGTGCTGTTCTAGACCGTGTAACCGCTCAGGTTGTGGCATCTAACCTCCAGCGTGCCGCTCGAAAGGTTGGTGCGACGGTAATGGTGGCGACGACTCACGAAGACCTGAAGAACGCGCTGCGCCCGGATATGCAGATCATCAAGCACTACAAAGAACGCGTGAAGGTGGAATATCACAATGGTAGTCATGATGAGGTCCATTTATGACGGACATCATCATTAAACGCTACCGCCCTGAAGAGTTTCCGCGTCATCTGGACTTTCTGGAGCGAATGACTGTTACAAAGGGAACTGTAGAGGACTGGCACGCTCTTAAGTCGCTTCACTACAAAACAGACGGCAAACCTTTCGCGCCAACTTACTATCGCTGCGAACTTGATGATCGTCTGGTGGGCGTCGTGGTTATGGCTTACCCGAAACTACTGTTGGCACCTCGCCACCGCATGTTTCCTAAGTTGAAACCAACCACTAATACCACCGTGGCTAACCAGTACTGGGGTCGGTACGTGAATAACAACTTTGCGGTGATCAGTCGCTCAGTTGTGGATACTCAGTATCGTGGCGTAGGCGTCTCTTATCGAATGATTAACCTGGTTAGCAGGATGCATGACCGGCCAATCATTGAGATCCAGTCCTCGATGAGCAAATACAATCCCTTCGCCATGAAAGCAGGGTTTAAGTTTATCCGCCCTGAGCGACCGAAGAGCTATGAAAGTGCACTGCGTGTATTCCAGCGCCATTTCCGTTCCGACACGGGTGATAACGAGGCGATCGTCAAAGAGTTGTTCGCAATGAGCGAGTCTCGTCGTCGCCGTGCACTGCGTGATCTGGTGGCGGACTACCACAAGAACAGTTCCCTGGCAAAAGCTGGGCGGAATCGTGGCACGACGATTCAGGACATTGCCGACAGTCTGGTGGACGAGGCCAGCATTGTGAAGCTGCTCAAGGACATTCACAACCTGAGCTTTACGTCTCCGTTGTATGGTGTGTACCGAAACCCTGACTTTGGTCGTCGACTGCCTGACACGCTGCCACTGCTGGCATTCGACAAACAACCTTTGGATAAACCGTTAGAAATTGCTTTACCGGCATAAGGATTTGCCATGACATTAACCAATAAACAAAAGGACATCATCAAAACGCTCAATCTCGGTTATGAGCGAGGTCATCTACTTGATCTGGACGAATTGCTTGAAGTTTTGCCGTACAAGACAACAAAGCAAAGTATCCAGTTCTCAATTCGCGCTCTGATAAAAAAGGGGCTGGTGGAGAAAGGGCATACGCGCCAACGCAGTGACAATCGCTATCACCGCCGAACTCTTGGGTTAACCACTTTAGGTCGAGCCAAAGCGAAGTTACTGGTGATGTAATCGGTCTGGGAGCTTATTTTAAAGACCTGCTTCTGTATATAAATAATAAATAACTTATTAAATATATATACAGAAGCAGGCTTAATAAGACATGCCCAGACCTAATTAAACACCTCAGAAAACAAGTTGGTTAGTAGATGCAGTAAACAAGTTGTTTTAGAGCGCATGGACGCGCTCTGTGTGTTTTAGAGGGATCTATGACTGTCGAAAAAGACGAGGTAAAAACTCGCCTGACACCAGCGGAGTGGGCCGAAGCTGAAGCCAAATGGACGTCAGGCGAATATACACTCTCAAAGCTGGAGGAAGAGTACGGCATTCGTCGTGAAACACTCTCCAGACATTTCAAAAAGCGAGGATTAGAGAAAGGCGCGGACTCTGTTGGGAAGATGGTTCGTGAGTCTCTTAAATCTGACGCAGAGCTTCGCGCTAAAGCCCGTGCGGAAAAGATAGAAGAACGTCGTACACGTTATGACGGCTGGGCGTATGCGTTGGGGCAGATGGTGATGGTCGAAGTCACTACGGCCAAACGTGAGGGTAAGCCTTTAGGGGTGATTGAGGATTCTCTCAAGAGCTTACAGAGAGCAAGTAATACCCTTGCAAAATGCTTTGAAGTTTCGTCCAAAGCGTTGGGTATGGATCATGCAGAAAATGACGAGGAAGAAATTCCGAACCTGGTATTTGGCGAACTTACGCCTTCCCAGGTGGCGAAATTACGTCAGGAAGACGACGAGCCTGAAATCATCGATGACGAATTGCTTGAGACGTTGGAAGAAGAAGCTCTAAGCGAATTTGATGCGACAGATGATGGAAGTGAAGGGGAGGACGAATAATGGCAATCCCGTCCTCGCTCAGTCTTGTGCAACTGCATTCTGGACAGATGAAAGTCTTCCAGTCTCCCCATCGATTTAAAGTTGTTTGTGCTGGTCGACGCTGGGGAAAATCCCGGTTGTCGATCTCCACTATTATTCGTGCGGCGGCAAAGGAAAAAAAGCAAAGGGTCTGGTATGTCGCTCCTACTTACCAGATGGCTCGCCAGATTTTGTGGGACGATCTACAGGAAGTTCTGCCTCGTAAGTGGGTTAGAAAAAAGAACGACACCACGATGACAATCGTGTTGAAGAACGGTTCGGAGATCGCCCTCAAAGGTGCTGATAAGCCTGACACTCTGCGCGGCGTAGCGTTGCATTTTGTAGTTCTTGATGAATTTCAGGATATGAAGGCTGACACCTGGTACAAGGTGTTACGACCTACTCTTTCATCGACACGTGGCGGTGCACTGATCATTGGTACGCCAAAAGGCTTCTCGGAATTTCACAAACTGTGGACTATAGGCCAGAACGTAGAGCTGCAAAGAAAGGGACAGTGGAAAAGCTGGCAGTTTGTAACTGCCGATTCTCCGTTCGTACCTACGGCGGAAATTGAAGCTGCTAAGAACGATATGGACCCGAAATCGTTCGCTCAGGAGTACCTAGCCAGCTTTGAGAACATGTCCGGGCGCGTTTACTACCCGTTCGATCGTAACGTGCATGTAAAACCGCTTCAGTTCAACCCTCGGTTGCCTATATGGGTAGGGCAGGACTTCAACATTGACCCGATGTCTTCCGTAATTTTGCAACCTCAGCCAAACGGTGAGCTATGGGCAATTGATGAATTGGTGCTCTTTTCCTCTAACACGGCAGAAGTGTGTGATGAGCTGGAGAGACGTTTCTGGCGATGGAAATCACAGATAACGGTATTTCCTGCTCCGGCTGGTGCTTATCGTCAACATGCTCGCGGTGAGTCTGACGTCGACATATTCAAAGAGAAGGGATTCTTGCGTGTCGATTATTCAAAAAAACACCCGCCAATTGCGGATCGTGTTAATGCAGTTAACCGAATGCTGATGACCGCATCTGGGGATATCAGGCTGTATATCGATCCGAAATGCAAGCATTTGATTGATTCGCTGGAAAAGGTCATCTACAAGCCTGGAACACGAGATATGGATAAGACAGGTGGCATTGAGCATAGTGCAGACGCATTGGGCTACCCAGTACATCGTAGGTATCCAGTAAAAAACCGTGTTATTCTTGGTGGTTCGAGATAGGTGTGTGGTTATTTAAGGGTATTCAAATGGAATTGAACGACAAACAAATTAAGGATCTGGTGGCGCGACGCCACCCGGAATACGAAAAGAAAAAAGAACATTGGGACTTTCTCGCTAGCACCTATGCTGGCGGGCGTGGTTGGTTTAGCGAAAATATATTTAGGTACTTTAAAGAGGGCGACCAGGAATTTAAGGAGCGAGTTGAGCGTGCTTATCGATTCAACCACACCCGTGAAGTGGTAAATCTCATTAACAAGTATCTTTTTAAAGAAGATATTCATCGAAATATTGAAGAATCGCCAGAGCAGATCCGCAATTTCTGGAAACGAGCGACTCGCCAGAATGCCTCTATTGATTCATTTATGGCCGCGATTGATTTGCAATCGTCTATATACGGTCGTATCTGGGTTGTTGTCGATAGCACGATGAGTGGTGATGTTGAATCAGTCGCTGACGAGAAAAAGAAAGATGCTCGTGCCTACGCCTACTGGATTTCACCGCAGCAAATGCTGGATGTGGCATGGGACGACGACGGGAATATGTTATGGGCGTTAATTGTGGAAGTCGCTCGTGATGACGCAGATCCTTTTACTTCTACAGGTCAGGAATACCAACGTTATCGTCTTTGGACACAAAACGAGTGGTATCTGTTCCGTGAGGAAGTGAAGAAGGGCGCTAGTGGAGCAGCTCGTCGTCAGGCAAAAGTTATTTTAGAGGATAGCGACGAGCATAATCTGGGCGTAGTTCCTGTGTTTCCTGTTGATTGTATTGGAGAAAGTGAATCACCGTATTTCAGCCCATCGTTGATCGATGATATCGCTTATCTTGATCGTGCGGTTGCAAACTATCTGTCAAACCTTGATGCCATTATTCAGGATCAGACATTTAGCCAGTTGGCCATACCGGTGCAGTCACTTTTACCTGGTGATGATAATCACACTAAAGTTCTTGAAATGGGGACAAAACGTGTCTTTACCTACGATTCTGAAGGTGGAAACCAGCCGTTTTATTTATCACCAGACCCTAAACAAGCTCAGATGATCATCACTACGATTAAGACGGTGATTAACGAAATCTACCATTCAGTTGGTGTAGCTGGCGAGCGAACGAAGCAGGACAACGCACAGGGAATAGATAATTCATCTGGTGCTGCAAAAATGTATGACTTCCAGCGTGTAAATAGCTTGCTTGTCACAAAAGCAGATCGTCTTGAAAGGGCTGAACGCCAAATCATGCAACTGGTTGCTAAATGGATGGGGGTAGATCTGGACGAAGATCACTCTCTAATAGCATATCCAGAAAGTTTTGATATTCGCGGGCTTACTGATGAATTTTCTGTTGCGGAGAAACTATCGTTACTTCAGGCACCGGACTCTGTACGTCGTCAGCAGATGGAAATGCTGATTGAGAAGATTTTCCCTAATATCACTGAAGCGATGAAAAAGGAATTTGATAAAGATCTCTTGAAATTTCCGCCAAAAAATGATCTTAATGCTCTTGAAAATAAGTCTGTACTTACCTATGATCGCAGTGCTGTCCAAGAAAGCGGACAAAATTAACCCCGAGGGAATGGGGACTCATCTACTCAAGAGAACGAGTGATAAGTAATAAAGGGAACTTTTATGAATTTGTGGCAAATGCTTATGGCCCGTCGTGGTCTGATGAATGTTGCTGAAGCGCATGAGCGTGGGGGCGCTGGCGGTGTAGCTGCTGATAATGAGCAGAGTACACAAGATCCTGACAAGCAGGGTGAACAAAAAGAGCAGCCGAAGGGTGATGGCGAATACGCTGGCATGACTCATGAAGAGTTACTGGCCGAACTTCGCAAAACCAAGAAAGCTGGTGCTGAACTGCTGAAAGAGAACATGAAGCGCAAAGAGAAAGAGCGCACATTGGCCGATCAGCTTGCTCAGTACGGTGATATCGACCCGGCGCGTGCTCGCCAGCTTTTAGAGGCTGAACAGGCCGCAGAAAACACACGTCGTGAGGCGGAGCAAGCTGAACTGGAGCGTCGTGGTGAGTTCGATGCTGTTAAAAAACAGATGATCGAAGCACACCAGGCAGAGCTGGCACAGCGTGACGAACGTTATGCAGCACTGGAAAGTGAAAACGCATCACTGAAATCTCAATTAGTTGAGATGACCGTTGGCGCGTCATTTAGTAATTCTGCCTTCCTTCGTGACAAAGTTCTAATGACTCCCGCGAAAGCTCGCGTGATCTACGGTTCTCATTTTGAAGTCGGTGATGACGGTAGCGTAGTGGGTTATGACAAACCGGCAGGCCACAAAGATCGAGCTGTTCTGGTTGACGGTGAAGGAAACACGTTGTCATTTGAATCTGCGATTGAACGCATTGTGCGGGCAGATCCAGAGGCTGACGCAGTCATGCGCAGCGAAGCCAAACAGGGTGCTGGTTCTAATAGCAAACCAACCCATAAGGTAGTCCAACAGAAGTCTAAGTCGACGATGGATAAGTTGACCTCTGGTCTTGGGAAAATTGGACTTAAGTAACATCTAAATCAAAGGGAATTGATAGATGCCATTACTGCGTGAAGAAGCTGAAAAGCTATCCAATAATGAACTTGAACAGGGTGTGATCGAAACTATCATCGATCGCGATGACCTGTTTGCGATTCTGCCTTTTATGAAGATTAACTCGAAGGCATATCTTTATAATCGCGAAGCAACGCTTAGTGAAGCGACCTTTATTGATGTAAACGATACTATTGCGGAAGGCGCAGCAACATTCAGCGAACATGTTGCAAAACTGCGTATTCTGGCTGGTGACGTTGACGTTGATAAATTCTTGGCAACAACTATGTCCGATACTAACAATCAGTTGGCTGTTCAGGTTCGCCAGAAAGTGAAAGGTCTGGCTCGTGCATTCCGTCGAAATCTGATCTTGGGTAATTCTGAAACTAATACCAAAGCGTTTGATGGTATTCCGCGTCTGATGCACAAAGATCAGAAGATCGACATTGCTGGTGCATCTATGACTTTCTCTATGTTCGACGAGCTGGTCGATGCGGTGAAAGATTTGGGCGCTGACTGCATCATGATGCGTTCAGAGCACCTGCGTGCTTACCGTGCGCTGCTGCGTACAGTAAACGTAGGCCCGTCTGAAATCATGATGGAGAACTTCGGTCGTCCTATGCTGTGCCATAATGGTATTCCATTTATTGTTAACGACTTCATTCCTAAAAATGGGGTTAAAGTTACTGAAGGTTCAGAGCAGAAAACGGAAGGCCAGGAAGGTACTGCTAACATTTATTGTCTGCATTTGTCAGAAGAAAATGGTCTTACCGGTCTGTATGGCGGTGACAATGCTGGTATCGTTGTGGAGAACATTGGCACGGTACAGAATAAAGATGCAGTACGTACTCGTGTGAAATGGTACTGCTCTCTGGCGAATAAGCACGATAAGGCTATCGCTGCACTGAACAATGTAAAAATTTAACTAAAACAATAGGTATGTAATTACCTATGCTTAAGGGTGGGCTATACGCCCACCCTTTTTGTAGGTTTTAAATATGCCTGTATAGCGAGAAAGCGTAATGAAACCAGCAAAAATTCGTTTATTGGAACCGCAATTTTCTGATTATTCGGGAATGTTGTGTGGAGTTAAGTTTGAGAATGGGGTATCCGTTTCCGAGTTACCTTTTATCGACCAGCAGAGGATTTGTGCATCAATGCGCGCATCAACTGTTGAGGGTAAAAACGTTTCTCCATCTGCTGCATATGGCGAACGTAATGATCTGAACGTAGATCAGATTGTTGAGCCATCAGCACCTGACATTGTTCCAATGAAGCGCGGAACGGCAGATGAACCAGCTAAACCAATTCAAACTTTCACACGGGAAGAACTGGAGTCAATTGCTGATAGTGAGGGTATTGCCGGTTTACGTTCAATTGGGAATAAGATTGGTGTTAAGGCGAAAGGAATTGTCGAAATGATTGACGGCATCCTGAAAGCACAAGGCGGTGAGTAATGGCGCAGATCGACTCGTATCGTAGCGGTGAAGCTGTTTCTCTTTCATTTGCCTTCAACGTGCTGGATATCGAATCTGCCACCTACACAGTAAAGGACAGCACCGGGGCTATTCTCGTTGATGGCGAGCCGCTAGAAATTACCAGCGGTCAAATGTCGATTCCGGTTGTCGTGTCGGCTGAATATAACCAGCTCTCTGAGAAAGAGCGAGATCTGCGGTACGTCATTGTGAAGGCTGTTGCATCGGGCCTGACGCATGAAGAGCGTCAAATGTATGTTCTGCTGAATACTTTTGAACTGTCGATACCAGAACAGTCGTTTGCAACTGTCGCTGATGCTCAAATGCAGGCGATCGATATGCTGAATGGGGACACTTTGCTGTCGGATGGTGAAGGCTTAATGCGCAAGCGTCTCATTGAGGCTACAAGACGTATTAAAACTTTACCGTTCTCAATCCGCAAAATTCTACGTATCGACTTTGACCGATACGATCGCCCTCAAAATATGCTGAATGTGTATGACATTCCGTGGGGAGCAGATGGAGCGTACCGGCATGATTTAGTCGATTGGGAAAAGATTACTCAGGAGAAGTTTGAAGAGTTCCCTGACTACTTCAAAGAAGCGTTAATGCTAGCCGTTGTTAATGAAGCGTGTGAGATAGCAAATGGCAATGATATCGTCGCAGCACGAGAGGATGGCATTTTGTCAGAATCTATCGGTGAAACGACCAACATGTATCGTACCGGTAAATCAGCAAACGTGCATGTTGCTCGCAGCACCTGGCGTTTACTGATCCGTTATATAGACAATCGTATGATTGTCCGACGTTCGTAATGTCTTTCTCATTATTTGGTTTTGGAAGCAATAGTTTTGGCTGGCAATGAGATCGACAACAGGGAGAGAGCGTGAATATTTCATGGCAAACAGAAATTGCGATCTACCGCTTTGGCACAAAGAACGTCTACGGTGAAGCGCAATTGCAGTTCGTCAGGAAGACGAATGTAGGTGTAGTTAAATTCGAACAGAGTAATGAGAGATCGTCAGTTCGTGCTGATAGCTCTGGTAGTCGTGGCAAGGCGAGTCTGGAGCTGTTTGATGCTGTGTTAGTTGTCCCTTTGGAATCGGCTGTACAACTTGATGATGTACTGATCCTTGAAGGTCAAAAATTAAAGGTGTCCAGTGTTCATCGCCGCTGGGGGCTACGAGGAAGACCTGGGCATCTTGAAGTAGGGGCGAATATATGGGTCTGAAATACGATGCGCATCAGTTCAAACGTGCGGGGAATAGACTCAACAACAGCCAGAAAGCATTTAAGCGATATCTTATTCGGGACATGGAAAAGCTGGCGCGTTTGGTTGAGCGCCTCAGCCGTGCAATGGCCCCGCTGGAAACCGGATCTCTGGAGACAGCCATCTTTGCTAGGGTGATTAAAGAAGGTTATTCAGGGCTGCGCATTGAGCTTTCTGTGTCTGGGGCAAAGCCACGTCAGGGGCATCCTGGCGTAGAAGTAGGTGACTATGCTAAGTACATGGAGCTGGGCAAATACCGTCTCGGTTATCTTTCTCGAATGAAGAACGTGACAAACCCACCAATTGAAGGTGTAAAACCTCGTGTTGGTCCACACTTTCTGGAAAGAGCGGTGGAAATTAGCGAGAAGCAGTTCTCCGAAGCGATTCTTGAGGCTGCCAAAAAAGCCGGGTTTACGAGAGGTTAATGTGTTTATTGAAGCATTTGCAAATTTGATGCAGAAGGCAAAGATTGGCACGGTAGGGACAGACATTTTCTGTCATTACTTACCTGCCTATGTCAAATCCGGTGTCCTGCTTATTAACCCAAATACCGGTATCAGTATCGATCATGAGTTACAGGGCTTTTATCATGAGTCGTTCACAATCATTGTGCGTGGCTCGTCAATTACAACGACTATTGAGAAAGCGCGTAAGATCATTGATATGTTTCCCGTAGAGGAAACGGAATCTGGAGAGGTCTATTTTCGACTTGTACGGCCTATGGCTATGCCTGTCGTTTATCCGAAAAATGATGGATCGTTAATAGAAGCCGGTATTCCAGTTGAATTTGCTGGCTATTTATTGAATTAAATAAATAGGTAAGTATATACTTAAATATAGCGCAATGAATGCGTGAAATTAACGGAAAAAGGAGTTTCCATCAATGTCTAATACCCATGTAAAAAACATCAAGCTTGGTGCCTGCAAGGTATCATTTGGTGGTGTGGATCTGGGTTACACCAAAGGTGGTGTTCAGGTTGAAGTAGCCACTGAAACGCTTAAAGTTACAGTCGATCAACAAGGTCAGACTGTAATCTCTGAATTGGTTCAGGGGCGTAACATTACCATTACCGCACCTCTGGCCGAGTCTGTGCTCAAAAACATGGTCGATCTTATGCCAGGTTCTACTTTGAGCGAAGATGACAACTCCGTCACCATCACATCTGCACAGGGCGTAAATCTGATCAACGTGGCGAAGGAACTCGTCCTGACACCGCAGGACACCACCGACTATGTGTTGACGCTCCCGAAAGCGGCAACCGCTGGCAACTTCACTATGTCCTACCAGTCTGATGATGTACGTGTGTTCTCTGTTCAGTTCAACGCGTACCCTGATGATGAGGGGGTTCTTGGCAAAATGAGTGGCCCAAAACCGGTGAAAAACGTGACGATTACACCTGAATCTCCGAGTGTAAAGGTCGGGGCGACAGTTCAACTGACTGCTAATTTCACCCCAGATGATGTAGTTGATAAAACAGGCGTATGGTCATCTGATAATAAAAAAGCCACTGTTGATCAGACTGGTCTTGTGCGTGGTGTGGAACAAGGTTCTGCAAACATATCATTCACCAGCAATAGCGGTAGCAAGAAAGTAACCAAATTAGTGACGGTTAATCAATAATCAAGCAACTTATTAATCTATAAATTGAGGCTCATGATGGGCCTCTCTTTTAAAAGGATTTTAACAAATGACAAAATTACTCGATCTCGACTCCATCCTACCTCCTAAAAAAAGTGTCAAATTTGGCGGCCAGGAATATCCCATCGTTGAAATGACGGTAGGTCTGTTCGTTTCCATTAAGCAGATTGAAGGTAAAGATCTGACCAATATGTCTCCTGTTGAGCAAGTGACAGCTTATGCAGATCTGGTTCGCAAGGTTATCCCTTCAGTGCCCGACGAAGTTCTTGAAAAACTGACTGTTCCGCAACTTCAGCAGATCTTCACCTTCGCTATGGAAGTGATTGATGAAGAAAACGAAAAAGCGGCTGGCGAAGGGGCAAAGTAATTTCCCGCGATGAATCCGGGACAAGGACCGTCTCAATAGATCTCGGATTCTATTTCAGTCGTGTAGTTGCTCACTACGCCGTGTCGCCGTTAGAACTACTGAACATCCCTCTCACGATGTTCTGGATGCTCAGTCGCAACATCGACCGTCTACGTGCGGAAGAGGATGTCCGCAACCTGCAAGTCGCTCGCGCTGCTCAGGCAGATGGCGAGAGCGTGAAGGCGTTCATGGAGGGTTTGCAACTCAGGATTGGAAGACCAGTCGTAACAGATAAAGTCTACGATCCAAGCCAGGATAGGGCAGACCCTGACGCCAAAGAGCAACTGATGCAAATATTTGGCAGAGGATGACAAGGGAATGTCACAAAACGTAGAGTTTATCCTGTCGCTGGAAGACAAACAGTTTACAGCGTCAATCGATCGTGCGGGAAAATTGCTTACTCGATTTGGTGAGCAGGTAACAAAGCCTGCTCAAAAAATCCAAACCTTTGAACGCTCTTTGGGTTCGGTCGCCCGTATCATTGGCGTTCTGGAAAGCAAGCTCGATTCTACGGCAGATAAACTACAGGATGTAGCTGTCGGTTTTGAGCTTGCTTCAGATGCTACGCGTAAAATGCGTGGCAACATCACCAGCCTCAATTCTGGTCTTAAAGCTCTGATTGAGCGCGTCGATACGACAACTTCTTCAGTAGATAAACTCACCGCGTCATTACGTAAAGTGCAATCAGAGCTAAATGATTTCTCTGACTGGGCGACCTATGCAAGCAAAAGCGCAAGCCGTTTTGGTACGGAGGTCAAAGAAGCCTCTGCGTCCGTGAGTGGCATGAATACGCGCCTTAATACCACGACGAAGCGACTCAGTAATTGGGGTGTGACAACAAGCCAGGCTGCCGAGGGACTAAAAAAAGTTCGTGAGCAGATGGACGAAGTTATCGGACGTCAGCAACTGATTAACAAGCCTGTACGCGTTCGCACATCAGGAAGCGGAAATGGTGGGGGTAGCGGTGGACGTGGTGGTTACTCTTGGCATATCGGTAAAAATAACGAAGGCAGTATGTTCTCTGGCCTTCGTGGCAACATTTTCCTGCTTGGTGAGATCGGAGATGCTGCAAGAACCGTCACCAGTATCATGTTTGGTTGGCAGAAGCCTATTATTGAAGCTGCGGCCGAAATGGAACGTATGCGGGTGATGCTTCGAGGGTTGAATAAGGAGAAGTCCAACCCGGGCCAGGCTGCCGCTGATGATATGAAGTACATCGTAGACATGGCTCAAAATGCGCCGTTCGCGATGCAGGCGTTAACAGACTCCTTCGTGAAGTTTCGTTCTGCTGGCTTAGAACCAACCGATGGTTCTCTGAAGGCGCTGGTGGACTCCGTTGCTCGTTTTGGTGGTGATAGTGAGCTGTTGAAACGTGCGGCTGTGGCCGTTCAGCAGATGTCCGGTAAGGGCGTTGTGTCAATGGAAGAGCTACGTCAGCAATTAGGTGAAGCCGTTCCTAACGCGATGCAGGCAATGGCAGACGCAGCAGGCATCACTATGGGGGAACTGACTAAAGCCGTTGCCAGCGGTACGGTTGAGGCAAAACAGGCGTTGTCTCTGATGTTTGTTGGTCTGCGTGCGGAGAATGAGAACGCAGCGAAAGACATGATGCAAACCTACACAGGTGCGCTGGCGCAACTTCAGACGTCATTCACGTTATTTGCTGATCGGGTTGGTCAGGCCGGATATCTGGATTCTCTATCGAAGGGGATGAAAGAACTGGCTTCAATCATGAATAGCGCCGAAGGGATTTCGTTTGCCAATTCTTTAGGTTCGGGGTTAACAACGGCAATCGATGGGTTGCGTCAGCTTGCTCAATGGTTAGCAAAGAACCAAGAGCTGGTAATTAATCTCGGTAAGGTCGTGGCCGCGATGGTTGCGTTCAAACTGATGCGAGCAGGGATCATGGGGGTAGTTGGCGCAGGCAGCCAGATGGTTAGCACCTTTGCCACGATGGCGACCGCCATACAGACTCCATTTAACCTCGGCGCTACAGCAGTAACTCGATTCAATCGTGCGGCACGTATGGGGCTGGCTCCGATCCCCTCTCTTATTTTCGCCATCCGTGGGGCGATTACGGGGCTTAAAGGCGCTTTTGCTGGATTAACGGCGTTCATTGCAGCAAATCCTATAGGGGCAGCATTTACAGTTGCCACTGTAGCTGTTGCTGGCCTAATCACGTACATGACCATGCTCCGCAGCGAAACTTCAAAGGTCGTTGACGAGATTAGGAAAATACCAGAGGCGATGACGGCGGCCAAACGTGCACAGATGGCGGAGTATAAAGCGCGTCTTGAGCAACAAATCACGCAAAAGGAACAAGAGTTAAAATCTGGCGAAAAGGTGGTTTATGGGCCGGGTATGGCCGGAACTACAGTAAAGATTAATCAGGATGAACGTAAGCGTATAGAAAATGAGCTAAATGACCTTCGTAAGAAACACGATAAAACTACTGGGGCAATTGAACGCGGAGACATTGCTGTAGCCAAACGTCTGGCAAAAGAGACGGCAGAATCCCAGATAGAGAAAATACTCGAAGAGAATAGAGACTTTGCGGCAACGTTCGTGAAAGCTCGTCAGGAGGCTCTGGAGAAAATCCAGAAAATCAAGGATGACGGTTCACTTTCGGATGACGAAAAGAACAAGCTATTGGCACCGTTACGTGAAACGGTAAACAAAAGCTATCTGGAGCCTGCGCAAAAACTGGTTGATTCACTTTCTTCTCGTAAGAATGCGACCGAGAAGCAAATCGCGACTCTTAATGATCAGCTTGAAAAAGCGAAAAAGGAAGGAAATACCGAGCAGATTCAGAAACTGCAAGGAAGTATTCGTGGCTATCAGGAGCATTTGGAAGTCGTTGCTCAAGAACTGACTCAGGCAGAGTTTAAGAGGGATAACGCGGCCAAAAGTGGTAATGGCTTAGTGTCAATCAATGGAGATGTTCTGGGGTTAGGTACAACTGATAAAGCAGCTCAGAAGGCGCTGGCGCAATATATGCGAAACCAGATGGATTCTGCGACTTATCAACGTACTTTGCCTGACGGCACTCCGATGATGGACTTCGAAGGTAAGCCGATTATTGGGCCTAAACAACTCAAGACGCAGCTTAATTTGCAGAAAGCATCCAGTGCCAGCTCTCTGGAGAAAATGAGCGATGAAGAGCGTGCCGCAGCCATTGCCGCACTGACTAAAGCTCGTGAACAGGATGCCGCAGCCGCCGAGAAAGCAGCCCAACGATCAGCTAATGCCTCGCAGCGTGCGGCCAAGAAAGAACAGGCAGCGCAACAGAAACTGGCAGCCGGATACCAGAAGGCTCTGGACAAAGCCGATCAGCTTATGGGGCAAATGGGTGAAAGCTCTAAGGCTACGGTATCGTTTGATCAGTCTCTTCGCGATACAACGAAATCGCTGACAGATTTGGCTAATGCGGTTCCTAACGAGTTCATCACTCAAGAGATGATCGACAAGGCGAAAAAACGTCTTGAAGACCTCAAAAATGCGACACCTGAATATCGCGAGATGTTTAATCGCCGCAATGTTGAGCAGATGATCTCCACCTGGGCACCGGAGTCGGATTCCATTATTAGTGCTGGCTATACGCCGTCTCGTGAAGAGAAAGTTGCTGATTTCGAAGACACCTACAACCGCAATCTCAAAGCGTTGATAGAACTTCGTGATAAGGCGTCTGATCCTAAAGTTGTGGCGCTTTATACAAAGAAAATCAATCAACTGATTGCTGCTGGCAATACCGCGCTTATTAAAGAGACGGGGACTGCGACGCAGAAGTTGGCACTGGAATACGAAAACCTGGCAGAGCAGATCGAAAGCACCTGGACTGATTTGTTTAGTGGCTTAACTGATGTCCTGACTGATTTCGTTATTAACGGGAAGATGAGTTTCTCCAGCCTATCTCAGTCTATTTTGAAAGATATCACCAATATGGTCGTGAAGTCGCAGATCACGCTGCCTCTAATGAACATGTTGGGGATGGGAACCACCGCAGCTGGTAGTTCACAGAGTGGTAATTTGCTGACCGGGGTTGCTTCCGCCGTTGCCAATCAAGGGGTACGAATGGGCAACACTGTTAACGGCGACAAGTCTGTAGGAGAAGCCACGAAGGAGACGTCCAGTTCGGTAACTGGATTGGGGCAAACAACACAGCAGACCACCAGCGCAATTGGCACTGCAACAAATGCGATTGGTAGCTGGGTATCAGGGCTATTTGATAGCACTGAAGCCAAAGATGCCGAGACAAAAGCCGTGAAGGACTCCATCTTCTCGATGCAGAACCTCAGCTCTGTTACCGGCGCGCTGTCTGCCGCGTTTGCAATGCTTGGAGCTAATGCTTCCGGCTCTGGTAATAAGTGGTTGAGTTTTGGAGCAACGGTTGCATCTGGTCTTGTTTCAGCTTGGGCTGGCGGTGGTTTCGACAGCGTGACATCAAGCTCTGCTAAAACCGCAACCAGCAGTGTGGCTGACGGAACTAAAGGCATTCCTGCAATCCCGAAGTTTGCAAATGGAGGAATATTCGGAAAAGACGGCGTGATCCCGCTCCGGGCATACCAAAAAGGCGGTATCGCCAACTCACCTCAATTGGCGTTGTTTGGGGAAGGCGATATGAATGAGGCGTATGTTCCATTGCCTGATGGTCGAACAATCCCTGTAACGCTCAGTACCGATGGTATGAGTGGAGGAGGAAATGTTCTTTCTCCGGTATCAATTGAGATCAACGTCCATAGTGACGGTAGCACAACTGAATCCGGCGATACAGAAAGCATATGGAACAATGCCGCTCAACGGATGAAAGCAATCGCGCTTGAGACTATCGCTCAAGAGAAACGCCCTGGCGGATCACTCAACCCAAACACTCAACGTAACTAACTATCGACTGCCCCGACCGGGGTAGTCTCACAAGGATGTGAGATGGAAAGACAAACGTTTAATTGGTATCCAGATTACGAATCTGAAAAAAGCGTAAAACCGAATGTAACGGTACTTAATTTTGGTGATGACTACGAGCAGCGACAGGCTCAAGGTCTTAATCGTATTAAAGAAGAATGGTCGTTAACCTTTACCAGATCATACAACGAAATTAATGCAATCGATGACTTCCTGACTGAGCGATCAGGCGTTGAATCGTTCTATTGGGTTAATCCAAGAGGCAAGCAGATTGTAGTTGTATGTGACAGTCATACGGTCAAGCGATATCAGGGGTACTGTGTCTTAACTGCTACATTCAGACAAGTATTTGAGGTTTAAGCATCTGGATAAGTAAGTACTAATTTACTATTATTGTGGCGCTGACAGGATGTCAGCGCCTACTTATTTCAAGGATGAAACAATGGGAATTAAAGCTGATATTCAGAGCTTATCTCCCTCTGCACTCATTGAGTTGTTCGTACTGGATATGTCGAATACAACTTCAGGGGGGAAGCTATTCTTCCACGCCGGAACAAACGAACTGATGCAACCGGTCGTCTGGCAAGGAGTGACATACGAGCCGTGGCCAATCAAAGCATCAGGTTTTGACAAAACGGGCCAGGGAACGTTGCCACGTCCAAAAATTCAGGTATCGAACTTTGCCGGAACCGTCTCTGCGGAAGTTCAGGCAAACGACGATCTTGTTGGCTGCCGCATTATTCGCAAGATGACGCTGGCTCGCTTCCTCGATGCCGTTAATTTTAAAGACGGCAACCCAACAGCAGATCCAAACCAACATTTCCCCGATGAAATGTGGTTTATCGAACAGAAAACTCTCGAAACTCATCAGGTTGTCGAGTTTGAATTGTCCAGTGTGTTCGATTTGATGGGGGTGCAACTGCCGTATCGTCAGATCATTAAAAACACCTGCCCGTGGAAATACCGAGGGCCAGAATGCGGCTATACCGGTCCATATTTCGACAAAAATAACCAGCAGACGACTATGTCTGGTTCGGATTACTGCACAAAACGTTATGACGCCTGTAATGCGCGTCGGAATTATTTTGCCGACGGTGTGATCCATTTTGGCGGATTTATTGGAGCTACGCGGTATGGGTAATAAAGCAATCCCTGAGCTTGGCTCTGACGTTATGCAGCAAATCTATCTCTGCGCCATAAATCGCTACCCTAATGAAGCGTGTGGCTTTCTGGTTAGAACTAATGGCGACAAATATCGCTTTATGGAAGCGCGGAATGTTTCGGAGAACCCGCAGAACACTTTTGTAATGCACGTTGACGACATTATGGCGGCAGAGGATGCGGGTGATGTTATCGCAATCTGGCATTCACATACTGATGAATCAGCAGAAGCATCTGATGCCGATCGTGCAGGCTGCGAAGCGACGGAAGTTCCGTGGATGATTCTGGCTATTCGCAAGAATGTTGAGGTAGATGCCCCTTTCCATTTTAGCGAGATGAATGTGATCACACCTGATGGTTTCGAAATGCCATACCTGGGCAGACCGTATGTATTTGGCGTATTCGATTGCTGGATGTTGTGTCGGGACTATTTGAAGCGTGAGTTTAACGTCGAACTAAACCCGAACGCACACCTGCATATTCCATCGTGGTACACCGGCGATAACGACATTCTCGACCAGAACTACCGAAACGAAGGATTGGTACGGCTTGCGCCCGGAACAGAACCTCAACGTGGGGACGTCTTCTTTATCCAATACGGAAAAATGCCTGACCACTGTGCGGTTTATATCGGCGATGGAATGATTCTTCATCACCAGATCGACCGCCTTAGTTGTCGTGCTTATTACGGCGGGATGTATCAGAAACATACGACGCATCACTTGCGTCATAGAGACTTGCTCAAGGGAGATGAGACGTGTCTGAGTTAGTTCATGTGCAGCTTGGCGGCCCTATGGCCAAACATTTTGGCCGCCACTGGCATCTAAAGGTGCGCAATACAAAACAGGCTCTGGATTTAATTGAGGCCAATAAGCCTGGTTTTAAAGCATGGATGAAGCGCAATATCAAAACCTATGACAGATACCACATCCAGATCACCAATAAACAGGGCCACAAGTGGTCTGTGGACGAGAGTGAATATCAGATGATGGGGCAGTCTGACAACATTGCCAAAATCCGCATTACCCCTGTTCCGCGAGGAAGCGGCGGATCTGCTTTTGGGTTGTTTCAGACGGTAGTAGGGGCCGCTTTGTTGGTTGTATCGGCGGTAATGATGCCCGCTCTTGCCCCTCTCGGTTTGTCACTGATGATGGGCGGTATAGCGCAAATCATATCTCCGCAAGCCACTAACGAAAGTGTGAGGCAGGCGGATAACTCGAACTCTTATTACTTTGATGGACCTCAAAACACAACAAACCAGGGGAACCCTGTACAGCTTATCTATGGCGAGGAAATTTTAGTTGGCTCACAGGTCGTGAGTTCTTCTATCACCATCGACCAGCTTATGTAATCAAGGATTTTTGGACATGGAACAGTTCAAGAAGAAAAAGTTACCTCTATTAATTGCAGGTTCTGGTGGCAAAAAAAGTAGCAAAAGCTCTAGTCGCACACCAGTTGAAGCAGACGATACCGTAAATTCTCGTGCTATGGCCTCTATTCTCGATCTTCTTGGAGAAGGCGTAATTGGCGGCTTGGTAAATGGCGCAAGATCTATTTTTGTCGACGATTTGCCCATAGTAAATGAAGACGGCTCTTCAAACTTTAGCGGAATTTCATGGGATTTTCGAGACGGCTCGCAAGACCAGACACCAATGTCTGGCTTTGATTTCGTCGAAACACCTAAATCGATCAATATCCAACTAAAGAAATCGCATTATGTGACGGTTTCAATAGATAACGATGAGGCCGATCGTGTTCGAGTCATCATGAAGTTCCCTTCTCTGCGAAGAATAGACCAAAAAACGGGTGATACAAACGGCACTACCGTTGAGTATAAGTTCCAGATCTCAAATGGAGATTCAACATTTGTAGATGTGGTCGCAGAAGGTGAAAAAAACGTTGGTATTAAGTTAACAGCGAAGAAAACCGGTGCTTATTATCGTAGTTATGAGCTGAAGTTACCCAAGCCAGGTCGGGCATACAGTGTTCGAGTAGTTCGTATTACTGATGATAACAGCGGTCAGTATCTTTATAACGATACATGGGTGGACTCAATCGGTGAGATCGTTGATACACCGATGAACTACCCAAACTCTGCGTTGGTGGGACTGAAGGTTAATTCTGAGCAGTTTGGCGGCTCTATGCCTTCTCGTTCCTATCTGGTGCGGGGATTAAAAATTCGCGTACCATCAAACTACAACGAGACTAGCAACACTTATGATGGCGTATGGGATGGCTCTTTTAAGCTGTTGTCATCTTCAAACCCTGCGTGGATTCTCTTCGACTTGCTTACCAACTCTCGATATGGGCTTGGTCAGTATGTGTCGGAATCTATGATTGATCTCGGCCAACTGTACCAGATCGGTCGATATTGTGACGAAGAGGTTGATGATGGCTTTGGTGGTAAAGAGAAACGCTTTGCAATCAATACGCAGATCACCAGTAGACAGGATGCATACCGACTAATTCAGGATATTGCCGGTGCATTCCGCGGCATGGTGTTTTGGGCTGGTGGCATGGTTAACATCATGCAGGATAGCCCATCAGATCCAGTAATGATGTTTACCAACTCGAACGTCAAAGATGGATTGTTTACCTATAAAGGTTCTGCGCGTAAAGATCGCCCATCCGTTGCGCTCGTGACCTACAACAACAAGGAGGACGGTTATAAGCAAAACATTGAGTACGTTGAAGATCAGGACGCAATGCGCCGTTATGGTGAGCGTAAAACAGAAGTCGTAGCATTTGGATGTACAAGCCGAGGCCAGGCTCACCGAGTTGGTTTATGGCTTTTGTATACCGCCAGAATGGAGTCGGATGTAATTACATTTACTGCCGGTTTAGACGCCTCGTTTCTGATGCCTGGTGAAACCGTTCTGATTCAGAACAAATATCGTGCAGGTAAACGTAACTCCGGTCGAATTGTGGAGTTTACCAAAAACAGCATCACTCTCGATGCGCCTGTGTCGTTAGCTAAAAGCGGCAGCTTTATTCGGATATTGAATCAGGAAGGCAAAATCGTTGAACGCGATGTTCTTGAAACTGGCGAAAACATAACAAAGGTTACGTTTTCAAAAGCTCTGTCGTCAGCGGAAACGCCTGTTTTGAACGGTGTATGGACAATCACAGAACCAGATCTCGAACCTATGCGCGTTCGCATCGTTAACATCGCTCAGGGGGAAACGTCGGGTAGCTTTGACATCACCGCTGTTGAGAACAATCCGTCTAAATATGAGGCAATCGACAATGGTGCAACGCTTATCCCGCAGAATACGACGGTATTGGACCCGACTTACTCCAAGCCGTCTAATTTGCAAATCACCGAAGGGACTTATCTCTCAAGCCCAGGCAACCTGTCAGTAAAACTGACTGCAACATGGGAAGGGAAATCTCCAGAGTATTGGATCAGTTGGCGACGTTCTGATGAAAACAATGTATCGAACTGGCAATCGGCACGTGTAACCGAAGAGCAATACGAAATCGTTAATGTCGCGGAGAATGGACGCTACGACTTCCAACTGTATGCGGTTTCATTCAACGGTAAAAAAACAGAGATTATCAGTACCGTTTATCAGGTGCTGGGCACAATGACACCGCCGGATGCACCAACGTCATTAACGGCAGTTGGGGACTATCGTAATGTGATACTGAATTGGGTCAATCCAGATTCGGTAGACCTTGATCACATTAATGTTTACGCATCCCAGACCAACAATCTGGATACGGCGAAACTGATCGCAGAGTCTGCAAGCACCACCTTTACACATGCTGGTCTTGGGGATAGTGAAACTTGGTATTACTGGGTTAGATCAGCAAATAAGCGTGGCATGTTGAGTCGCCCAAACTCAAATCTTGGTACAGAGGCCACAACGCGAGATGTTCTTTCATTTTTAGCCAATAAAATTACCTCGTCAGAACTTGGCCAGGCTTTAAATGAGGAAATTGACAGTAAGGCTTCTCAACAAGCTGTTGATGAAATCAATAATCATATCGATCAGAGCGTCGAATCTCTGGAAGGTGAAATTTCCGCATTAAATAAGGAGCTAACGAGTAGTATCGATGAGTTCAAAACATCGTTTACTGAACGCAGCGAGACACTGGAGAATGCGCAAAGCGAGCTTAGAACGGAAGTTTCTAGCACTCGGGAAAAAGTAGATGATGCATTACGACAAGTTGAAAATTCAAATGCAGCACTTATTGAACTACGTAATACAGTATCAAAACAAGGTGATTCTGTTGCTGGTGTCGTAGAAGCAGCAAATGCGGCACTTGAAAATGCATCATCTTTAATTGCCGAAGAGCGTAAAGTTCGTGCACAAGCAGATCTAGCGAATGCTAAAAAGATAGAAACGATGAGATCATCGGTTGATGAAAGTGTTGCGGCTGTAGAAGAAATGCGGAGAACGGTTGCTGAGGTAGGAAGAGTAAGTTCAGAAATCACAACTAATCTTGAAGCCATTTCTAAGACAAATATCGATCTTGCGTTGCGGCAGGACGAAGATCAGCACAGACAGCTGGTAAATAACGCGAAAATTGCCACGACTCAAAAGATTCTTGTCGATGATGTGTCAGCAATGGCGTCTAAGGTTGAAGAGATACGAGCCGAGATTGGTGACAACATTCGAGCATCTATTCTCGAAGAAGCGACAGCCAGAACTGATGGTGATAATGCGTTAGCCAATCGTGTGACACAATTACAGAGTAAATTTGAAGGTGATATCAGTGCCGCAATAAGGACCGAACAATCTGCAAGAGCATCGGCCAATGAGACTCTTTCAAAGCAGATCACACAACTGGAGTCTAAAGTAAATACTGATATTTCAACCGCTATTAGAGAAGAGCAACAAACAAGAGCAACGCAAGATGAAGCATTATCAAGGCAAATAACTCAACTTCAAACAAAAGTTAATAACGATATATCTGCTGCTATTAATGAGGAAAGAGAAGCCAGAGCATCAGGCGATAGTGCACTATCAAGAGAAGTTAGTAGTTTAAAAACAAAAACAGGTAAAGATATTGCAGCGGCGGTAGCAGTTGAAACCAAAGCAAGAACTGACGCTAACGATGCATTATCCAGACAAATTTCTTCTCTTACTACGAGGGCTAATAATCTTCAGTCCTCGATAGAGCGAGAATCGACATCTCGTACAAGTCAGGATTCTGCCATTGCAAAAGACTTGGCAAGTTTTAAAACAAAAACTGCTAAGGATATAAGTGCAGCTGTTGCGGTTGAAACTCAAGCAAGAGCTGCCGCTGATACCGCATTGACGTCGCAGATTAACTCACTAAAGACACAAACAGGTAAAGATATAAAGGCTGCTGTAGCAGAAGAGACGAAAGCCAGAACTGATGCTGATGCAGCGCTTTCGACAAGGGTAACTAATCTCCAGTCGCAAACAACAAATTATATCAATGCAGCGATTACGTCAGAGTCAAAGGCCAGAACAAGTGCAGACAACGCTCTAGGAAAACGAATTGATACACTGAAAGCGTCTGTAGATGGAAATGTTGCCGTTATTCAGCAGCAGGCTTCTGCTATAGCTGACGCTAATAGAAAAGTATCAACCTCGTACACATTGAAGATGGAAACTTCAACGAGTGGTGGGCAGAAGTATGTAGCGGGCATTGCGCTGGGTATTGATACAACGGGGCTTTCTCAGTTTTTGGTGCGGGCAGATCGATTTGGTTTGGTCAACAATGTTAATGGGAAGATCACAACGCCATTTGTTATCGAAAACAGCGTTGCGTATATGAACGGTGCTTATATCAAAGATGGCACTATCACAAACGCAAAGGTAGGTGACTTACAATCAACAAACTTCGTAAGAGGACGAGCCGGATGGAGATTTGGCAAAAACGGAACGCTTGAGATTAACGGTAACAGTGGCGGAAATGGGAGATTAGTTATCAATGGGCAGAGAATCGACGTTTACGACGACAATAATGTACTCAGGGTAAGAATTGGTCGACTTTGATTGTGGAAAAAAATAATCATTTCTGTAAAAATAGGTAGGTACTAACTTAATGGTGAGCATAGAACGCCCACCATATCTAGGAGCAAAGGATAAATGTGGTACAGGGAAGGTACAATAAATCTCACTAAAGGAAATAAAACTGTAGTGGGAACAGGCACAGCCTGGGGAGTGACGACGAACGGCGTCCTTCCAGGTATGATATTGATTGGCCCCGATAATAAGTTATATGAAATAAAATCAATCGAGAGTGACACTTCGTTAACTCTTGTTGAAGCCTACGGTGGCAGCACCCAAACAAATGTTCCGTGCAGAATAATTACGACCTATGAAGGTGATTTGACCCAATTTAGTGCTCGTTTTACTGCGCTTATGTCTCGCATGTCAGCCGATTCAAAAATGATGCGTAGTTGGCTGACTGCTGTGGATAAAATAACAATTGAGCGTGAAGATGGCACGGAATTAACCGTAAAATCCCTTACGCAGATCGTTAATGAGCACAATGAGAACCTAGAATGGTATAAAGAAAATACTCCCATAATTAACACCGCTGCACAAAAAGCTAAAGAGGCGGCAGCGAGCGCAACAGCGGCCAAAAAATCAGAAACTAACTCAAAAGCGAGTGAGACAGCTTCAAAGACCAGCGAAACTAATGCGAAAAATAGCGAGGTAGCTGCAAAATCGAGTCAGAGTGCTGCCGCCAACTCCGCTACCGCAGCAAAAAACAGCCAGGCGGCGGCAGCCGAAAGCGAGAGTGCCGCAGCTGGTTCTGCGACTTCAGCTGCCGGATCAGCAACTGCCGCGGCTAACAGCCAGAAAGCTGCGAAGACGAGTGAAACTAACGCAAAGTCCAGCCAGACGGCAGCGAAGACCAGCGAAACGAATGCCAAAGCCAGTGAAACTGCGGCGAAAAGCAGTCAGGATGCAGCGGCCCAAAGCGAGAGTGCCGCAGCCAGTTCTGCAAGCGCGGCGGCTGCTTCTGCCACTGCATCAGCTAACAGTCAAAAAGCAGCAAAAACCAGTGAAGCCAACGCAAAGGTGAGCGAAACAGCGGCGGCGAACTCGGCGAAAGCATCGGCAGCAAGCCAGACGGCAGCAAAAGCAAGTGAAGATGCTGCCAGAGAATACGCAAACCAGACAGCAGAGCCGTACAGATATGTTTTACAGCCGCTGCCGGATGTGTGGATACCCTTTAATGATTCGCTGGATATGATTACGGGCTATTCTCCGGGTTATAAAAAAGTGAAGATTGGTGATAATGTGGTTCAGGTTGCCAGTGATAAACAGGTTAATTTCAGTCGCGCATCAACGGCAACATATATCAACAAATCTGGCGAACTGAAAACGGCGGAAATTAATGAGCCACGATTTGAAAAAGAAGGTTTATTGATTGAAGGTCAGCGAACCAACTACATGTTAAATTCAGCAACTCCAGCTTCTTGGGGTAAATCTGCAAATATGAATGTCGCTGAGGTTGGAACTGATGGTTTTGGTTTTACTTATGGAAAGTTTGTTTGTAATGAATCATTAATTGGGCAAAGTACAACCCTTAATATGGCAGTAGTTTCAACCTCGGGGGCTGTCGATGTATCAGGCGATAATAAGTGCGTGACGACATCGTGCAGATTTAAAACGGATTTGGAACTCCTGTTAAAGATCAGGTTTGAAGCCTTCAATGGCAGCGCTTCATCTAATCTTGGATATGCCATTGTTAATACGCGGTCTTTATTGGTTGAAATCACCGGTGTAGCTGCCGACAGGCTCACCGCACGAGTTAACAAAGATGAAGTTACGGGCTGGATTTTTGCAGAGGCAACGATTCAAGCAAGTAAAGAAACTTACATAACCTCTGCAATACAATACGCACCAAAAAAAGGTGGTGTCGTTGAATCTGGTGACTATATTTATCTGGCTACCCCTCAGGTTGAGGATGGTTCGTGTGTATCATCTTTTATTATATCAGGAACGACGGCGGCGACGCGGGCAAGCGATATGGTTACAGTTCCGATTAAGAATAATCTTTATAATCTTCCTTTTACGGTTTTTTGTGAGGTACATAAGAACTGGTATAAAACGCCAAATGTAGCGCCGCGTGTTTTTGATACCGGCGGTCATCAAACCGGAGCGGGGATCGTAATGGGGTTTGGTTCATCAGGTGGGTACGACGGTTTTCCGTATTGCGATATAGGTGGTTCAGACCGACGAATAAATGAAAATGCCGGGCTGAAAAAAATGCTTATTGGTATGCGGGTAAAGTCCGAACGGTCCACATGTGTAGTCAGTAACGGTAAGTTAAGCAGCGAAACTAAAACCAAATGGGAATATATCCGGAGTACAGCAACCATTCGCATTGGTGGACAAACTACAGCAGGATTACGCCATTTATTTGGGCATGTGAGGAATTTTCGTCTCTGGCATAAAGAGCTAACAGATGCGCAGCTTGGGGAGGTTGTGGAGTGAGAGATTTCACGTTGCGTTTCAGTGATAAAGCAGATTTCAGGGCATTTCTCAGGAAACTTAACTGGGAAGAGGACGAAGAGCTGCAGAATGCCGTTCTGGTTGATGAGATTGGTTTTACGTTCAGGGAGACAGATGTTTCTGATGACGGAGAACCAGAATACACGCGAAACGAAGGGTACTTTGTTAATATCCGTCTTCTTGACGATGGATTTGATGATTCCGTGTTCCGTGAGTGGGTGGTTACACCAGAGCGCCCGCTCAGGGAGTGGTTTTAAGGATAGCAGATGGATATCACGTCGATACTTCATGCGCTTTGTGCCGTGGCGGTGCAGGTACTGGCTGGTCTTTTTACCGGAAACTGGGCTTACGGGGCGATAGCCGGTTGTACGTTCTTCATTGCGCGTGAACACACCCAGGCAGAATATCGCTGGATTGAAATGTTCGGGCATGGCAAGCGAATGAATATGCCGTGGTGGGGCGGTTTTGATCCACGTGCATGGGATGTGGCAAGCCTGATGGATTTTGCGATTCCACTTTTAGCGTGCACATTATTATATATTTTTATTTAATATAAGATTAACTGAGATATAGCTTACGCAAAGAAGGTAATAAATATAAAGAGAGATGTTCTGAGGTAATTTATTGTTGGTGTTTAAGGTTATTTACAGATAGGTAAGTGCATACCTATATAAAAAAGATAAAATGTGATATAAATCCGCCATCCCGATTTGGCTTTTCATGGAGGAAATATGTCGAACGAGATGGCGAGCGTGACAACAGAGCAAGTTGAGCGCATTGCCGCGATCGTTGCTAGGGAAGTTGTTGGCAAATTAGGTAAAGAGCTACGAGAAGAAATTGGCCAAGAGGTCAACGACCAGCTTAAAACCTACTTTGGTGACATGACCCCTGCGCAACATAGTATTCAACACTCTAATCTGGACAAACTCCTTAACCGGTTAGATTCCATCTCCAGTGGGTTCTTTGGCGACATTGTATCTAAAATAACGTCGTTCATTATTACCGCACTGCTTTTGGGGTTAGCCGCGTATGGCGTAAAAAATGGACTGCAATAACAGGAGATCAAGGATGAAGACTCCGAGAGGCATTCGTAATAATAACCCCGGTAATCTGGATAAAGGATCACCGTGGCAAGGTCTGGTTGCGAATCCAGACGAACCGCGCTTTTGCACGTTTAAAGACCCTGTTTGGGGGATTCGTGCGCTGGCGGTGACTCTAATTACCTACCACGACAAACGTCGCGCAAAAGACGGCTCAAGTATCGATACCATTCGTGAAGTTATTGAACGTTGGGCACCGCCGAATGAAAACAATACTGACGCCTACATTAATGAGGTGTCTAAAGCCGTTGGTGTAACCGCAGACATGATCATCGATCTGCATGATTACGACATCCTTCGACCTTTGGTTGAGGCAATCATTCGCCATGAGAATGGGCGAGGTCCGCTAAAAACGCTGAACACCTGGTATGCGGCAGAAGTTATTGAGGAAGGTCTGCGTCGAGCTGGAGTCGTTAAGCCGGTGAAAACCGTGAAGGCTGTTCCTGTAACTAAAGAAACAGCAGGCGCAACTGTTACAGCAGGTATTGGTCTGGCGCAGCTGGCCGATGTTATGCCGCAGGTTTCCGCTGCTATGGATAAAGCACAAGGTCATATCTCTAGTGGGGATACAGTACGCATCATCTTCGGTATTGCCACTATTGTTGTGGCAGGATTCATTGCCTGGTCGCAGGTAAGAAAACACCAGAAAGGGATGGCCTAATATGCTAGGTAGCCTGATGATAAAGCTAAAAGTTGCTTTGATTACTCTGGCTGCCGTTCTTTTCGTTCTGGTCGGCGCTTACACGATGGGCGGAAATGCGGCGCGACGAGCAATGGAAGAGAAGGCAAAACAGGAAGACAGGAAACGACTTCAAAGCACAGTGGATGTCAAAAATGAAACGCTTGATGAGTTACGGCGCAAAGATGCTTCTACTGTTCATCATGAGTTGCACAATAAGTGGTTGCGTGATTAAGCCTCAATCCTCTGGTGTGCTTTTCTGCGATGCGGCTACACCGCTATACATCAGCCGTGATGATCTCATGACCGAAGAGACTGAAAGGGAAGTACTTTTTCACAATATGATAGGGGAGCGATTGTGTGGATGGGGCAGAAAAGTGCCATAATAAAAGCGGAATTTTCTAACATAAAATTTGCATATTATTAGAGCACAAGGTAGATTTGAAGCATGGATGTCAAGTAAATCATACCTTGTTTTAATAAATCGACGCATACTCGTAGCCTCTAAACCGACAAGGTCGCCGCTATGACATAAAGTTATTACCGGCTAAGGTGGAAACATGCATACTGCGCTTAACGCATCTCGTTCTATTCAGACGATAAGAGACTGTACCAAGATGATCGCATCGGTTCCGTTGCGGCATTGGAATGACTCGCTCCAAATTCGTGAAATGAACAAACCGGGTATGCTTAAGGATCAGCGTTTCATCGTTAACCTTAAAAGTGACGTTGAAGAAGGCAAGTTTACCATCAAATTGTTTGCAGAAATGATGGTGCTCAACAATCGGTTACGTTTTCTTGTTAAGCCAGAAAAACAGTTTCCCGATGTTGTGCGTTGTGAACAGGATGCTTTCTATGAGATTGAAAGCAAAATAGCTAAATTTATCAAAGATAAATACCGCGTAGATGTTAAAATAGCAAAACTGGATTCATCTACGGATATGCGGCTTGCTAACTAAATGTCACCATCATTCATAGCAGAGTATTCAAAAGTACTGTCAGATTTCCCTGAATGTGAAGCAAGAGAGAAAATCAGAGTTGGCTACATGGTTAACTCTGATTTTTCTGTTTTACGGCTCACAGAGTGGTCTTTGATCGGGTCTAATTATGATTACTGTTTGACAGTGTCATTTGTAGGCGACCATGATGCAGATTGGCTTCAAGAACATGCAATGGATCTTGACGAGCAGGGGTATTCAGAAGCAGAGATAGTTCATAGTGTTCGTGAGTTAGTTGGTGATGAACAAGAAGATGATGACGGCATTCAGATTGCCAGGTTCGTCTACAAGCGTTTCCAGTTTCGCTCACAAAAAGGCTCTCACCTTGGTGTCCAGATCAAAGGGGCATTTGTAACCCCTTCAAAGGAACAAAAGGGACTTGCTAGAAGAGTTTACAATTTCCTTCTCAATTGGCATGACCATGTGGTATGTGATGACCATCAGACGGTTTACGGTGCCAGAATTTGGGCGGTCGGTATGCTTCTGGTCGGGCGTGTCCAAATCTATGACAATTTAAATAAAGAATTTATAGATGTCCTTGTTGAGGGTGGTATTGGGCAGAATGGCGTCAAACCGTGGGATGCGCTGCTATTGAACAGAGAGGCTCAGTTACGTCACTGGAACCCTATGGCTGTCAGCATAGACCCATCTAGTCAGATTCTCACCATCATCTCCAAAGAAGACCGCCACATTGAAGTGGGCGTTACAACATTTGATGCCAGGTTTACCAACCACTAATTCCTAAACCCGCTACGGCGGGTTTTTTGTTATTAAGTCCTTACCAAATCTATGTACCTATCATTAAACCTTTACACAGCAGCCGTAGGCATTTAGGCTATATCACATATAAGAAAACAAGTTGTTTCAGACGATAATTATATACGCAAAGGGAACTCTCCAATGACCAAGATCTTTGTGGTTGGCGGCACAAAGGGCGGGCCTGGCAAATCCACCGTTGCCCAGCAAATTGCCGTTTGCCTGAAAGTCAAAAAGAAGAAGAAGGTTTATATTACCGATATAGATATTCAGCGCACGACAACGAGCTGGTGTGAAGACCGTCGACAGAACGAAGACCTTGAGCTGATTCCTTTTGCATACGTTCAGGATGACATCATTAAGCACCTAAAATCGCTTCAGGGTAGAGCTGAGTTTGTAGTGGTAGATGCTGGTGGCTTCGACTCCGAAATTCAGCGACAAGCGATGCTGATGGCCGACGTTATCATTATCCCGCTTCGTCCTAAGCGTCGTGATTTGAAATCCCTGCGTGACATCGATCCTATTATCGACAATGTTCGTAATGTAAACGATAAAGTGAAGGTCCGCGCGGTCATGAACCAGTGCCCGGCTTTGCCATCACAAGTGTCTCGCATTCTGGCGGCTAAAGAGATTGTCGAGACGTTTGGCATCGAGTCTGCGCCAGTCAATCTATATAACCGCAACGTCTATGATGATGCGGAAGAGTCTGGTCGTTCTATCTTTGAAATGACCGGTAGCGAGCGCGACAAAAAGGCGGAAGCCGAGTTTGAAGAATTTGTAGATTATCTGTTGAGTCTGGAGGAAGAAGAATAATGTCCATGAAAATGGGTGACCTAGCAAAGCGCAAAGAGCCTGATGCACCGGCTAAGAACACAACTCCTTTGCGCCAACCAGTCAGACCACAGGGACGCCCGACTCGTGGCAAAGAGAAAATTAAAAGCCGCACAATGTCACTGGAAGACGAATACTTCGAACTGCTGGAGATGATGAAGTTCATCCCTCGTTTCGAGAAGTTCACCCGTTCTGACGTGATTCGCGCAGCCATTTTCCATCTGGCAGAGAAGTCACCGCAGGAAATCGAGGACATCGTGAAACTGAACGAGGCGATCACAGCTGCCGATGTCACGATGCGTACCGATGAAATCAAACGAGAGTTGATGAAAAAAGGTTAAAAATCATGCATTGGCGCGTACATTGCGCCAATGCATAACTACAGTGTCAGCTTTATGCCGCGCTAACACTATGTTCAGTCCTAACCACTCCAACCTTCACAAAAGGGCTACCGTAGCTTGGTGGCTTCTTGATTAATTTGCCTACATACAGTTTTCTAATATGCTCATCGGCTATTCTGCCAACAAATTCATAACGTTTTGTGTCGGGGCCAAGAGCTATATCCCTTGTAAAGTACTGCTGAGAACCGGCTTTGACCCAGCATTCAATCCGATAAACTTCCATTATTAGCCCACCATATGTAGCGTAGGCATATTTGAGATTCTCGTCTCTTGGAACCTTTGCCCATACGCCACGCGTAGCTTCATATAATGCCAGAGCGGACATTCCTGACTTGTAGGTGCTGTTTAGCAGGAAGGCAAGACCGGCGTGCTCAGGAGCAATTTCAGTTTCCTCTTGCAGCACTAAGTGATGGTAGGCGTCCAGTGATATTCTGCCCATCATGGAACCACTTCCTCGAACCTTATTCGTAAGCTCTCCGACCCCCATAAGGTCGATGCATGTCGCCTCAACAAGTTTGGCTGTGGTTTCATCCATACCATGACGAAGTATATCTATGCCTAATTTTTTATTAGCCAAAAGTTCTTTGATCCGCATGGATTTGGGAGAGTCATCGGGATACTTGATGTGATCGAGACAACGAGTCGATTTGCCTTTTCCTATGTAAAACGGTCTTTTCATCTTGTCTTCTGTATCATAGAGACAGTAAACATAGTATTTAGCCTTATCCAATGATCTCGCGTATACCGATAAATCGTCCATTATTGCATCTCTTAGCTACTGACTAATGCGTTCTATTTTACACATAAGTTTTTAATCAATTTAACAGGCTCAAAGTGTAGAGCTTCTGGGCGTCTAAGACGACAAGTTATGTATGCCTGCTTCCGTATATATAAATAATAAGTAACTTATTAAATATATACAGAAGCAGGTCTTTTAAAAGACACAACCAGAACAACTCCCTTTCGTTTCCACTTCCAAAAACTGCCACCAGTCGCTATCATCCGCTCATTGTAATAAGTAAGTAACTACCTACCAGGTGAGCCACATGAGCCAAATCTTTTTCGATACCATCGACAACGACCAGTACGACTTCATGACAGAGTGGAATACCGCTGTTATGGACAAGTGGGTCGCTGAAAACATTGGTTTGTCGCGCTGTAAAGACGAGGCTGAACTCTTCGAGACGAAGTGGTTTGATTACTGCGACATGCATCCTCTCATGGCCACCTGTCTTTTTACGGAGGCATACAAACGTCAGTACTCAAATATCATGCTGACGCACGGTCGCGAACACTTTGAAACAGCTCCGTTCACCACCGGGTTAAAACGCCTGCCTTATCAGGAGTTGTCGACTGCCAATAAAACGTCGTTATGGAAAGCACGCCAGTTTGCTGACCGCTATTGTTGCTCATACGACTACTTTATCTCCACCGTGCTTTCCGCAGCTGCACGACGTCTGTGGGACAAGCTGCCGCGTCCGCAGCATTTATGGCAGCCAGAACTGATTGAGATATTTGAAGAGAAATTAGCCAGACGCGCAACAACCCGTCTGGATGACTCTCTGGTTAGCTTTAAGCATATGGGAGACATGCAGTTCAACCCGATTCAGGAAAGCTATTTTGAGTGGATTCTGGAGCGTTTGCGCACCATCCCTCGCAGCAAGCGCATACGCGCAATTTTCTCCGCTATCTGGCTAATGGAAATCGTTCCAGAGCGCCTTATTTCCGCCCACTTTCCAGAAGAACTGGAAGAAGCACGGTGGTTTATTGATCCCCTATATAATTAACTAATACTAGAAAACAATTTGTTTAAAAAACAAAGGAAAGCACATGACCGAACTTTGCCATACAGGACGCGGGCTGTCCGAAGAGTTTGATGAAGATTTCCAGAACAGACTGACGGCATATTTTTGTCGTGATCACGAGTTTCTTACTCGTGCGGGAGATCTGGTTGTGCCTAGCCAATTTGCCAATGCGGCCAATGCCATATTGGTTAATATGGTTTCGGGCTATTACCGTATGTACAAGAGCGCGCCCTCTTCATCTGCAATTCTGGATATGCTTAAGCGTGCGAAACGCGATAAGACTATCCGTGAGGAACTATTCGCCGATGTTGTTGCTGCGTTTAAGCGCATTCTTGCAGAAAAATTGTCCGATACCTCGTACATGGTTGACCAGGTATCAACCTTCGCAAAAAGTGTAGCGTTTGATGATGCTCTGATTAAGGCTGCTGAACTGAAAGAGAAGGGCGACTTTCAGGGGGCGATGGCAATCATGGCCAAGGTTCAGCAGATTGGATCGAACGAAGCGACCGGAATCTATGACTACTACACCTCCGCAAGTGAGCGATTGAAAGCGCGTGAATATGAGGCTTCAGAGGAGTATGTGCCAAACAGCATTACAACTGGACTCCCTCTGCTCGATAGGTTGCTGTACCAAAAAGGCTGGGCGAAGCGTGAAATGGTGCTCTTCATGGGGTTCGCTAAATCCGGTAAATCGACCGCAATGGGTGAGTTTTCCATAAACGCAACGCTTGCTGGCTACAATGTTCTGTATCTCTCGCTGGAGGTTCACACCACCATTTTATCTGACCGTTTTGATGCAAGATTGTCGGAGACGGAAATGTCCAAGCTGGTGGAACGGCGCGATCAGGTTCACCGTAAGTTGGCAGAGTTGGGAGCCACGAAGGGGATTGGTAGTTTGTGGGTGGTTGAGCGTCCGTCAGGAAGTATGTCACCGGCAGATCTGGACCGTATGCTTAACAGCATGAAAGCCAACGGCATGGTGCCTGACATGGTTGTTGTCGACTACGCAGATTTGATGCGTGCCAGTTATGACCTTCGTGATGATCGCGCCAACATTCGTAGTATCTACACCGATTTACGTGCTCTTTATGACAAGCATAACGTTGCTGGGATCACGGCATCGCAGACAAACCGTGAAGGTGGCGCGTCAGAAGTTGCCACAATGATGCACGCTGCCGACAACATCGAAAAAGTACGTATTGCTGACCTGGTAATAACGATCAACAAAACCGAAGAAGAAGAAGCGAAAGGAGAGGCTCGTCTCTACTTTGCCGGTTCACGTAACCAACAGGGAGGGATCAGCATTCGCGTTAAACAAAACCTCGAACAAATGCGCTTCATTGAGCGAATCTTAGACGTTACCTAAAAAATAAGCGTGGAGAACACCTCCACGCTTGATTCATTGGTGAAACAACTTTTCTTTTGCCAAACCACAAAAGAAAAACACATGAGCCTTTATGTTATATCAACATTTATGTTGGTCATAATATTGCCTGTTAAAAGTGGAATTATCGTGAGCGAGCTGAAAGAGCTAATTGCCGAATTAGATTTTGAACAATGGTTGGATACTGAAGGTATCGTTTATCGACGTGGAGGTGTGAGTGCTCGCGGTCGTGAAGTGAATATCAAGGAGTGTCCGGTATGCGGCAGCTCCAACTGGAAGGTATATTTCAATCTGACCAGTGGCGTCGGCAAATGCTTCGCTGGTGATCATCCCGAAGAGATTCAGTTCAATAAGCTGGTCTTCCTCAAGCACTACAGCGGTAAATCACGACGACAGTTCGAGGAATATGTGCAGAACGCCCTTCTTTCCCAGGGGTGGGCACCAAAGAAAGAAGAGCTAGTGCTTGCAAGCACAGTCGAGTTAGAGGGGCCAGTTGCACTCCCTCGTCATTACGAGCTTCCTATAGATGGCCGTCTTCCAGACTATCTGGTTGAACGAAACATATCACCTGAAATGGCAAAGTATTTTGACCTACGATACTGCGTCGAAGGCAAGCACGCTTATGTAGATCCGTATACAGATCAGGTTAAAGGGCAGATATTCGATATGCGAATACTGATACCGATTTACGATCTGGATGGGGTAATGAAGACATTTCAGGGACGAGACATTACCGGTACAGCAGAACGCCGCTACCTCTTTCCTATGCAACTTCCAGCTTCAGGTAAGTTTCTCTACAACGGCCATAATGCGGTCGGCAAACAGACTGTAGTTGTCTGTGAGGGGGCGTTCGATGTTATGGGGGTTAAACGAGCTATTTTTGATGAAGAAACATTACGTGATTACGTGGAACCAATAGGAACGTTCGGGATGCATCTATCTGGCAACACCACTCAGGATGCAGAAGATCAGTTAGGCGCGTTCCTGACGCTCAAGGCGCGTGGGTTACGTAATGTGATCATGATGTGGGATAGTGAAAAGCAAGCTATACGCAACACTATGCCCGCAGCTAGGCGACTGACCAGTATCGGTCTTAATGTCAAAGTTGCGTGTTTGGGTGAGGAAGGACTCGACCCGGGCGGTGCAACGCCAGAACAAATTATCAAAGCCTATTATCGGGCAAAACCGTATACCAAGCAGTTGGAGTTACAAAGCAAGGTTTTGGGCATTAAGGCTCTATCATAACAATCACCTTTAAAATAAGTATATGATTACTTATCTTTCTGTAAAAATACTTTCATCTGTTAGCTAGGAGTTGGTATGAAAGACGAAATTCAGAAATTAGCCTGCGACATCATTGATAAAACTGGTTTAGAAATCAGCGAGAGCAATCGGCTAGACATCATTGAAAAAGCCGTAAAAACAGCAATGGATCATATCGCCACTCGTTTGGTCGAGATCCCGCTACCGGGGCTACCTTATCTGAAGGTTAAGTTGTGCGTATGGGGCGAACCTGCACATGCACGACGTTCTGCATTAGTTGTTTTTGTACCCAAAGAAAACTTACGTACTCTAAAAGTGCAGGTTGGGGCGTGGTTTGATGGCAGAGTCATCTATACAGATACCATTATCTGTCATCCAGGTGACGAACATATTGAAGCCGTCATTCGAGAATCTATTCGGGCTATGCGCAGTTTAGCTTTGCTGGAAGACAAGCAAAACTTTGAAGATTACTTGCAGTCGGTAAAAGCTGAACCAACATTGTCTCTGAAAGCCGATTTCGTCACCCCGACAAATCTGTTGGAGGTTTTGATTAATAAAGGGGCTAATGATGCTGTAAACCTAATCAGAGAGAGCGAATATTCGACTCTTTGGGACATGTGCAAAAGCCAGTTGGATCTGGTGCATATCGTTGTTGATGCGGGGAAGGCATGTGATGGAGTAATGGCGGAATTTGCTGGGAAGATGGTCAGGATTGCTAACGAATTACCGATGATAGAGCAAGAGGCTAAATCATACGCCACCAATCATGTCACAGAGCTTCTTGCCCCCTATCGCTTAGAAAGCGATCAGCGCAAGATGATTAGCTGGGGAAGTTGGTAAGCTCTCTGTGTGTCGTTTTTTACGCAAATAATGATAAGTAAGCACAAGATTATTTTTGGCGGTAATTGTGAAAGATGATTTGTCAAAAATCCCTTCTATTTCAGGAAATAACGGTTATTCACTTCGTTGTGAGGAAGTAAAGATAAACGGTGAGTCGGCATATTGCAGCTACTCTGTTTGCCAGCACACCATTCTTGCCTTCAAAGAAAACCGTCTTCCTCGAACTTCATTCCAGTCGTGCGCAACCGCTATCAAAGCAGGCAAATGCAAGGCGTTAAAAATGATGGTTGAAGAGATTCATAAAGGAGAATCTCTGTATTTCGAAGATATGACCGCGCTAATTAAGGAGGTTGAAGAACGGAATAAACAAGCCAGAACTATAAAACGAAAACGTGACGGTGTAACGATTAATGGCATGGTTAAGAAGAGCGCTACATCACAAACAGCGATCACTGACGTGTATGCGGCGTTGCTTGAAGAAACAACAAAAGAAACACATGAGCAAATCAATCAACATATGGAGGCAAAACAACAATGAAAAAGTTGAACGCACTTAAGCCTAATATGTACACACTAGGAGACAGCTTATCTTACGTGTTCTTGCCCCCTTATTTCCAGACAGGGGTTGTATCTTAAGTTAACATGACCCACTGACGTCGATGATAACCCAACGCACTATGCGGATGGTTTTCATTGTAATGTCGATCGCCACTGCAAGGTTATGCAATGCCGTTCTTACATGCGGTTTCGGCATGAACGAGATGTAGTCTTCCTTCATTGTTTTAACGAACCGTTCTGCCATTCCATTACTCTGAGGGCTACTGACTGCCGTCATGCCAAGCTACATTGTTTGCTGAATAGTGGCAATTTTTTCCTGAGGAGTTTTACGTTTGCGAAGCTCCTGCCCCAGCAAAGTTCCAAGCATTGGTATATATATCCAAGCCTATCTCTTATTTTAAGATACATCCACTGTCTGGCATTTCAAGGAGCCAGCTCAAACCGTTTAGCTTTAAGCTCGTGCAAAAACCGGAAGGTCGAGGGGAATTAACAGATTAGTGAAAAGGATACGCTCCTAAAAATGAGAACATAATGATTCCATACATCATTTAACATCTAACAACAACGCCAATCGGCATAATCAAACCATATAACTTTTTCACGTAGTTATTGGAGACACAAACTCGAACAAGCCTTGTGATAAACGATGGTTTTAGATAGTAGCTACCAGCCTGTGTCACTTCATCATGTATGTAGGGGTCGGTTTGGGCAACGGAAATTATTGTACGTCAGGAGCATTTTTTAACCAACGTGGATAAGTAACTGATTGATTCATCGTGATCAGCTATCGCTTTTAAGTTATTGCTTTTTTCTTATCGCATTTAGGTTATCTCATGTCCCTAGAGATCTGCCAAACACCGTATAGCATGGGAGTACACCCTACCGCGATAACGCAACCGTACAATATTGTACGTTTCCCAAACGCAGCCCTATGGAGAGGCCTAGTGGTGAGGCTATAGCTTATCAAGCATAGCTTTGTCGTAAACAAGTTACGGAGAAAGAGGGGCTTGGATTTGCCCCTATATTTCCAGACATCTGTTATCACTTAACCCATTACAAGCCCGCTGCCGCAGATATTCCCGTGGCGAGCGATAACCCAGCGCACTATGCGGATGCCATTCGTTATAATGCTCGAACGCCTCTGCAAGGTTCTTTGCTGCCGTTAACCCGTCTGGTTTGGGCATGATACTGATGTAGTCACGCTTTATCGTTTTCACGA